CCGCCCGCGTGTACGGCTTCGCCAGCGTCTTCGGTGATGCCCGCGTGTACGGCGACGCGCGTATCCACGGGGACGTCGAAGTCTGCGAGGGGGAATCATGACTGCTGCTGCTCTTAGCTTCCTCCTAGTCGTGGCTGTGGGAGGCATGGTGTGTGAGCTTGTTATGGCTGTTGGTGGCGTTGTGTGTGAGCTTGTTGACCTTACCCAGGGGGTTGTTGATCGCCTGGTGGCTACATGTGTCCTAGTGTCGGAATTAGGTGGTGTGAATCATTATGGATCCGTTTTGGCGTGATAAGGCGAAATGCGCCGGGATACTAGGTTTCGTCGAGGATCTTGAGAGAGTACCTAAAAAGTATCGAGCGAGGGCGGTTGAGGAAGCATGCCGGGACTGTCCTGTGATGCGGGAGTGCGCGCGGGATTGCTTCGCCTTGGGCGAGGACGGTGTTGTGCGTCTGCGAGATATGGGTGTTCCACGCGCTGGTGTGTGGGTGCCTGTTAATCCTCGTGCGGGGCTGAAGTCCTACCAGCTGTTGGCTAGGCGGGCTGGTGTCGATGCGTGATTATCCCCGCTGGGTGTGGGAGGACGACACCACTGAGACTGTCTCGATTATCGAGCCGTATGACTTTTACAAAGATTTGGAGCTTGAAAACAATGATTATTAAAGATTCTGACCGGGAGACCTGCCCGGATCGGTGGTTTGAGATTCGCCGTGGGGGCTGACAGCGACGGAAGCCGGGGCTATCGCTGCTGGTAAGAGGACTATTGGCGGCGTGTGGGCAGATAAGAAGTCTGGTAAGAATGTTCCCTCTAATCCGTTTATGGAGTGGGGGAACATTATGGAGCCCCACATTCTGGACTGGCTCCGCATGGAGCTGGATAACACCACTATCGTTGCTAATTCTCATATCGTGGCGTGGGATGACGACCAGCGTTGTCTCGCCACCCCGGACGGTTTCACACATGGCGCTGTGGTGGAATGCAAGACCACAGGAGCGGACTGGAACAGTTTGGTAGCGGCTGATCCGCTGCGCGCTGAGGATTTCCGCAAGCTGGGGATTCTGCACTATTTCTACCAGTGCCAATGGCAGATGCTGGTTTGTGATCTGGATGAGTGTTTTTCGCGTGGAATGTCCGCGAGACTGCCCCGCTCGTTGACCAGAAGGGCTTGACGTTCAGTGTTGGGGGTGAGCCGGTGCGCGATCCTCGTTTAATCTTCATGCCAGGAGATTTTCACTGTGTTCTAGTCGAGTGCGACGAAGAGGCTATTGAGAAGCTGCTACAGGTGCGTGACGACTTCTTCGCCTATGAGGAGTCTGGAGAACCGGCTATCCCGTCTGAGGCTATCGACTTGATGCGGGAGTCTAACCGGCTGAAGGCGCGGGCGGAGATGCTGCGTAAGCGGGCGTTAGAGCTTGTGAAGCCGGTGCTCAATGCGGGTGATCGTGTGTCTGGCGAGTGGGGGAGTGTTTCGTGTTCTGAGCGGCGGGTAAGCCGTCTTGATGGTAAGGCGCTGGCCGCTGATCTTCCGGACGTTTTCGACAAGTATTCTTCCGAGTCCGTGTCTACTCAGATTCGTTTCACTTTGAAGGAGTCCTAGCCATGAAGTTTAATCCTGCTGATTATGCGACTGTTGATGAGCGTTTGCGTGCTGCCCGAAAGGATCATCCGGAGATGGTGGTGGAGACGGTTCTCGCTTCTGATACTGCTGTCCCGTCTTCTGATGCTCTTCGTTGGGTTTTCCGCTGTGACCTGTATAAGTCGGCGGAGGATCGTAAGGATGGGTTGCTGTGGTCGTCTGGTTGGGCTGCCGAGGTCGATGGGCTTGGTGGTCCTGTGAATAAGACTTCTGCCTGTGAGAATGCGGAGACTAGCGCTATTGGCCGGGCTTTGGCTAACGCTGGTTATTCGGGCGATAGGCGGGCTTCTCGTGAGGAGATGGAGAAGGTTAACCGCTATGAGGTGGCTGAGCGTGAGCTACTGAAGTCTATCGCTGAGGCGGCTGATAAGGACGCTTTGACCAAGCTGTGGAACTACGCGTCCGGTAATGGTTTGGCGCGGTCTGAGAGCGTTTCTGAGGCATTCAGGCAGCGTGGGGAGGAGCTCAAAGCATGAGTGATCTTGAGTACACGCCGGTGATGGTGGAGCAGCAGCTCCGTAGGCTTCTCAACAATCTTTCTGAGGCCACCAAGACTCAAGATGAGGCGTACGGGCGGTTCTTGGATGCTAAGCGTGCGCTAGATTTCGCTGAGGCCTCAGCGTTCGTTGAGACGGTCGGTAAAGGCTCTGTGAAGGATCGTGAGGCGCTGGTGGCGTTGGCTACTGTACACGATCGTGAGGCCTGCGATGTGGCCGACCGGGCGTATCGGTATGCGCGTTCTCGTCTGGAGATGCTGAAGATTCAGATTATGGGTGTGCAGACGATTGGTAAGTCGGTGTCAACCGCGTATGGGGCTGTGGGGGTGGTGGAGTCGTGAGTGCTGAGTTTCCTCCGAATGTGCGTGGCATTGTTTTGGAGCGGTGTCAGGCGCATTGTGAGCGGTGTGGTAGGCCTACTCCGTTTGGCGAGTTTCATCATCGGTTGCCGCGGAAGATGGGTGGTACGCGGCGGGGTATTGGAACTGTGAAAAATTGTTTGTATGTATGCAATTGTTGCCATCACTATATACATTTGCACCCGAGTGAGGCTTACCTAAAAGGTTGGCTACTTCGGGACACGGAGGAGAACGTTAGGGAGGTGTGCGAAGAATGAGCGACATCGATACTCCAGACTTTAAGCCGTTCATCATCACCAGAATAGACGTTTTCCGTGACATTAAAGACCCCACTGCGATAGCGCTATACGGAGCTCTGCTTACCTATGCGAACAACGATAAAGTTTGCCATCCTTCGCTGTCTGTTCTGTCGAAAGACATCGGTCTGAGCGATAAGAACTTGAAGCCTATAAGGCGCGCTCTAACCATTCTTGAGGAGAAGGGGTATGTAAGGAAGTTCAAGCGTTGGAGGAATGATGAGGGTGAAACATCGAGGGAAAAGACAGATGTTTTCCGCATTCCTACGTCTAATGGGTATCACGTTTATACGGAGTTTAGGGGTGCACAATATGCCAACCACCCTAGTGCACATTATGCACCTACCCCTAGTGCACATTATGCACCACGAACTATATCCATTGAACTAGAACCAAATGAACTAGAGAAGTATCCCAGCATTTCTCCAAGTGCCGATTGTGCTCTCCCATCTGAGGGCGACCCGCAAGCGGGCACGCCGACACACGCAAACCACGGAACTCTCCAACCCGTCAATGAGAGCGACCCAAAGGGTCGCAAGCAAGGGCAGGGAAAGTCCTCCAAGCGTCAATTGGACGAAGAGTTCGAGAGGTTCTGGGCGCTGGTTGGTCGGAAGCGCGGCAAGCAACAAGCCAGGAAGAGCTTTGAGAAGCAACGACGCACCCATGACCTGGAGTTCATCTGCTCGCAGCTCATGAAAGCGCAGGCAGAGTGGATTCGTACGGGGCGTGAGCCGGAGTACTGGCCGCACCCATCAACGTGGCTTAATCAGCAGCTAGACGATGATTACGACACCACCTCAGTGCCCTCCCAACATGAGTTCTACGAGGCTCGGGTGCAGATGCTCCGAGAACAGCATGTTCGGGAGAAAGCGCAGCTCAACGCCGTTGCAGGTGATGCGTCTATGCCCGCCATCACCTCCACCTGCGTTGAAGATGATGACGAGGACGAGGACGACGATGACTGGGATTGGGGCGCGTAGTCATGAGTCTCTTTATCGCCGCTAAAAGTGCTGTTGAGAAGGGTAAACGCCTGCGTGGTCAGCGTCTCTACGATGCGGATGAGATGGTAGCGATCGCTGAAGCGTGGGAGGAAACGTTCCTTGGAGCTGGACTGGATGCGCAGACGGTCGAAGAGGCGGTGAAGCTTCTTGCCGAGTCGGGCGAGACTATCACTGCGAGTTCGATCATCAAGGCGTCTAAGTCGCTCCGACCTGCGGAAACGATGTCTGCGAGTCGTGATAGGGACGAGCAGGATCGCCGCTACTACCGGAGTGTGCTCCGGTGGGCTGAGCGCACGCATCGGTGCCCTCGTATGTGGCCGAATTGGTCTCCGTACATAGAGGATCACGCCCGCAAGCTGGGGGTTCTCCGCGAATGGGGCACTCCGCTGGTCGATTGGGAGACGGCTAACGCTTTCAAGGCGTGGGTGGCTCCATGGGACGTTGATTCTGACGATTGGGAGGGGGTTAATCGACGTTTTCGCGAAAAACTGGCTGAGAGCCAAAATAAGCAACCAAAAAATGATGGCTAGGCAATGGCACCAATATGGCTATGTTGGACGCTTAGCGTTGGAAATAGGCCGCAATACGGCCACATCTTGAAAGGACACCACAATGACAATTCCACGAATCGCCGGAATCTTCCGACTTACCCGAGACCCAGAACTCCACTTCACCCAATCCGGAAAAGCCGTCGCCACCCTCGGACTCGCCGCATCCGACAGCAAACCAGACCGTCAAGGTGGTTGGCAAAAACTAGCAACACTGTTTATAGAAGCGAATCTGTGGGGCACCCCAGCAGAAATTGTGACAAATTCCTGCAACAAGGGCGACGAACTCTACGTTGCAGGCACCCCCTACACCGAACAATGGCAAGACAAAAACGGCAATAAGCACTTCACTATCAAACTCCGCGCCAATGCTGTAAAACTCATCGCCAAACCGCAAGACAACGCCCAACCGCAAGCTGACCAGTGGAACAGTCAGCCCACGGAATTCGGGGCTAACAACGGCTCCGACAACCCTCCGTTCTAGGACACACAGCAATGAGTATGGAAGATTACAACCTCACTGAAAAGATCGAGACACTCCAAGAAATCCTCGATGATCTCGAACAGCAACGAGACGACACCATGTCCGAAATGGAGGATTGGGGAATCACCGTCGATTACCCAGACGACTACAACCGCTGGGAAGACGCAATCACCATCGCCATCGAAGATGTTGAGTTTGCCCTCCACAGCCTCAAAACCGCAGAAACAATGCTCAAAGACCTATACAAGGACGCACGACATGAATGAACCAAGCGTATTCGGATACGGAGTCTTTCTCGAGACCATATGCCCCACCGATGTCATGCTGCTCTACATGGCAGCCGAACACCCAGAACAGCTGGGAGAGCCGATTACACGCCCTGAAATGGCAGCCATAGCCGATAAGTGCGCACAGTCCTGTTTCGGCCTCTATTGCCTCCTAGAGTGGCTAGAAACCCTCTCCAAAGACCAAGGCCAGGAACTCTACGTAGACACACTCAAAGACCAATTGAGCATGGCGAATAACGGCTTCTACTACGTTGCGAGCCTCATCGACCAACAAGAGGAAAAGGAGGAAGAGGAACAGTGAGCAAAGTAAACGTTGACCGCTACCAAGGTTACGACGTGTGCTCAGGCACGCTCCATGGGAACCGCTGCTCCGTCTCCGTCAAAAACGCCTCATCCCCCGGCGCAATCCAACACAGAATCAACGAGTTACGCAACCAGGCGGCACTCTTCAACAGCCAATGCGCGATCCTACAAGCCCCCCTAGACGAAATCGGTGGAAGGCCATGACACTACGCACACAACGAGACCGCCTCAACAATTACCTCACCCAGGCAACCGTGCTCGCAAACGACCTCGACCGCATGGCGAAAGACAAAAACACCCGCTGGATGACACGGAAACGAGCAGAAGCACTCTCCCACACGGTGAAGGCCTCATGCTGGGATACCCACCGTCTCATCGACATCATCTCAGACACCATCGACAAGGAGGAACAGTAAATGTACGCGATCAAAGAACTCGTACCACTCGACCTC